AAGCAACTGACGAAGAAGTTGATGAATCTTCAGATGATGAAGAGACTAATGAAGCAACTGACGAAGAAGTTGATGAATCTTCAGACGACGAAGAAACTAACGAAGCAACTGACGAAGAAGTTGATGAATCTTCAGATGAAGAAGTTGACGAAAACTTTGTAGACGAAATTACACCAGAAGCAGAAGATGACATGGGTGGCGATGCCGCTGATGACATGATGGCAGATATTGCCGCAGACAGCGAAGAAGGTGATGAATCAGATAGCGACGAAGAAGAAATTGAAGACAGAGTTACTGATTTAGAAGACACATTCGATGACCTAAAAGCTGAATTTGATGCTATGATGGCTGATAAAGACGGTGACGAAGATGAAGGCGATGCAGAACCAGAAATGGATATGGACGCTGGAGACGACGAAGGTGATGACGAAGAGGCAGAAGAAGCATTTGCTCCTGAAGCCGATCTTGAAGTAGCACCAGCATTTGAAGGCAAAAAAGATGCCAACACTGAAATGCGTGAGTATGTTGAAAAAGTAACAGCTAATATGGGCGACAATGGTGCAAACACCAAATCTCCAGTAGCTGGCGCTAACGACATGGGCGGAACTGCTAGTAACATTGCACAAGGTGGTGATGAAAAAGGCGGGAAAGCTGACTCGGCTAAAGAAGATAACGCAGGGAACGTTAACGTACCAGGCGGAAAAGCTTCAAAGTCAATGAGTGCTAACTCAAAAGGCCACGGCGCTGAGAAAAAAGGCGCAGGCGAAACAGGAACTGATAGTAAAAGTACTATTGGATCTTAATAGTTAAGGAACTTATAGGTGTTTAATTTAACTGAGACATTGACATTCGACCAAGCAGGTATGGTCGTCGAGACTACTGAAAACAAGAATGGAGGCAAAGATCTTTATCTTAAAGGTATTTGTATCCAGGGCGGTGTAAAAAATGCTAACCAGCGAGTTTACCCTGTTACTGAGATAGGTAGAGCTGTCAAAACTCTCAACGATCAAATCACAGGAGGATATAGTGTTCTTGGAGAAGTTGATCACCCAGAAGGACTTAACATAAACTTAGACCGTGTAAGCCATATGATCACAGATATGTGGATGGATGGACCAAACGGTTATGGCAAAATGAAAGTTTTACCAACACCGATGGGCACCTTAGTTAAAACAATGCTGGAAAGCGGAGTTAAACTAGGTGTTTCATCAAGAGGTAGCGGAAACGTAAGTGAAGACGGTTCCGGTGAAGTAAGTGACTACGAAATCATCACAGTTGATGTTGTAGCACAACCAAGTGCTCCGGGTGCATACCCAACCCCAATATATGAGCATTTACTAAACGCCCGTGGGGGGTATCAGGCACTTAATGTAGCACGAGAAGTCCAAGGCGACGCGAAGGCACAAAAATATTTAAAAGAATCTTTGGTGAATATCATCAAGGGTCTAAGGTAATAAGGAGACCATAATGTTGGAAGCACTGAAATCACTTTTTGAAAACAATGTACTTTCTGAAGAGATTAAAGCTGACATCCAAGAGGCATGGGACAAGCAAGTTAACGAAAATAAACTTGCTGTAACCGCTGAACTTCGCGAAGAGTTTGCTTCAAAGTATGAGCATGATAAGGCTCAGATGATTGAAGCTGTTGACTCACTAGTTAACGACAAACTAAGCGAAGAAATTTCTGAATTTGCTGAAGATAGAAAAGCATTAGCAGAAGCAAGAGCAAAATACGCTGTTGCGATGCGTGAAAACGCAGGTATGCTAAAAGGTTTTGTATTTGATCAGCTAAAGAAGGAAGTTGGAGAACTACATGAAGATCAAAAAGTTGTATCAGAGAAATTTGGAAAACTTGAAGAATTTGTAGTAGAAGCTTTAGCAAAAGAAATTGCAGAGTTCCATCAAGATAAACGTGATTTAGCTGAAACGAAAGTACGTTTAGTACGTGAAGCTAAAGAACACTTAGCAAAAGTTAAAACTACTTTTGTTAAAAGAAGTGCAGAGTTAGTAACTGAAACAGTAAGTAAAGGCCTTAAAAAGGAAATTACAGCACTGAAAGAAGATATTGATTCAGCACGTAAAAACGATTTTGGTCGTAAGATTTTCGAAACGTTTGCAAATGAGTATACTAATAGTTACTTAAATGAAAAATCAGAAACATCTAAGCTAATGAAAGTTGTTGCGTTGAAAGACAAAACAGTTGAAGAAGCAAAAAGTGTAGCTGAACAAGCGAAGAAAGTCATTGCTACAAGAGATGCAGAGATTGCAAAACTTGTAGAAGCGACTAAGAGAAAAGAAGTAATGCACGAATTAACTGGTCCTTTGAGCAAGGATCAACGTGAGATTATGAATGACTTACTGGAAAGTGTACAGACAGACAAATTGAAAAGTTCGTTTGACAAGTATATTACTGCCGTTATTGACGGGAAGACTCCGGAAAAGAAAAAGGCTAAATTGAC